TGATCTGGTGGTGGGCACGAGATATCACTTAACAAGTGATCTCTTGTGGCTTGATAATCCTTAGCCCATTGTGAATATTTATTCACTATTGAGGCTTTGGACATCAAGACTACTTTACTAGCTCTTGCTGTAAGGATCCTTGATGGGTCACTCATAGCAAGTGCGATTCGGTTAAAGACAATGTCTTCATCCCAGTCGTAGTACGCTGATCTTAAATCATCAAATGATGATTGAAGATCAAGTAGTTGGCCCCTCACGGCGCCAACTACTGGTACAGCTAGCAATGCTCCTTGGTCAGGCAGCTCTCCGGGTAAGTCCGAAGCTAAGCCAGAAAGAAATTTCTGACCTAGAGTAAAGACTTTCCGGATCCCAGTTTCCATCAAGGCTGCTTTGATCTCAGCTAATGATTGTAAGACAAATGTCTCACTAATCTCTAGCCGGTCAAAACAACCGAACACTTCTCGGAAGTGCCGGCTAGTAAAGTATTTTACTTTACGTGCCCGGATATCTTTCGAGTCTCCCGCTTTAGGGAGGTGTAGGAAACTTCACACCTTGTGCGAGTCTCGGATTCTTAACCCGAGATAGCCAAGGAGTGATGGGATAGACCCGGGTTCCAGATCGATGGGATTCAAAGACCATCGAAGAAGGGAAGAACGTAGTTCTTCCGCCACTTCGTGCCATTTCTGACATTCAGAGATTCCACGTAGTGGGAATCCTGAGATCTCCGTCCCTGCTTGGTACCATCTTTTTGCAAATTCATACGCATCATCCGATACGTGTGTCTTTGAATCAGATAGAGTCACGCCTAGCTGACTCATTAGTTTCGTGTATTCACACGATACTAGTGTGTTAGTTAGTACGATGTCATCCCCTAGTAGGGCGTACGCTGTGAACGCGACTGGATCTAATCCAGCACGCATAGCAGAAGTACGAACTACTAGATGATGACAGACTGCGAACATGGCCCAGGAGCTATAAGCTCCCATAGGTTGCCCTGCTCCATATCTAATGGGTTCACCCCATGGATTGGAGAAGGGTTTCCCGGTCATGACTCGCAACCAAGCATCCGAATATTCTTTGGAATCTACCAGTTGGGCAAGAACGGCCTGCTGAACTTCAGCAGGGAACCGATCTGTTGCCGCATGGAGATCCATAGAATAGTAAGGACCAGAATCAGGCAGGAATCTAGAAGATCCCTGCTGGTTGTAGGTACAGTCACCTGGAATCTTTGACACAAAACTCATAAGAGAATCGTGCAAAGGTTTTAGAACTGTCTGCGACCAGTAGTCAAAGATAGCGATTACTCGCTCCTTTGCTTCTGGATCACTTACTAAGGAAAGTTTTCTGAGAAGACCTCTGTCTTTCCAGAAATACTTATCACTTCATGCTTTAGATGAGAATGTCTCAGTTAAAACTGAAATATTCTCAATCAGCTGATCAGAAGAACCTAAGATTCTTAGGTCCTCCTTATCATCTGAAGAAAGATGGTGGGCATCATGGATCGCCCCCATCATAGCTTGCCCATTTGGGCCAGCCTTCAGACTGAAGTGGT